CTGCTGCAAGCATTGCTCTTATCGGTATCAAAGTCGTTACAAACATATTTTTCCCCTATCTCATATTTGAAGTTTTGATATGGGCTTGTGAGGCCTTTATTTAATACTTTTAGTTTTTTCATCTCTTTATTGTTTATTGGTTTGGTTTAATTCTATTTGTTTCCTACACATTTTTGCAAATGATCTTTGTGGCTCAATACTATCATATTTTCCATTTGCTCCATCTGATGCTCCTAATTTATACCACAAAAAAGCAATTTCTAATGTCTTCTCCTCACAGCATTGCTCTGCCTTTTCGACCAACAGGATAGCCATCTTTTTTCTAACATAATCATATTCGTCTTCTGGCAATTCCATTAAATCAATCTCATAATTTGCAAGTTGGGCTTCAATGGCTTCTAATAATTCTGCTATTTTCATAACTATTTCTTTCTTTTTGCATAATGTCCTGTTTTCGGCAGGTATTTCTTTCCACTACGCTTATATTTAGGATACTGTTGCTTGTGGCGGACTCTTGGAAATATGCTGAGCACTATACCTGAGAAGACGAATACTATTATTAGTATCATTGATACTGTTTCTACTAAAGTCATAATTTATATTTTTAATAATTAACTAGAAATTCCAGAGCTTCAGTTATTCCATAATTACAGATAAGGTCAGAAAAATCCTTGGTTACAACATAATGAAGAGGCATAAATATGGAAGGTATACCATATAATTCATAATATATCCTAGATGCTTTGGAACCCGCTTCGTCGTTGTCGAATAAAGTCATCACCTTATCAAACCTATTTTTATATTCATCCATTACGGAATCTTTAATGGACACAGTTTCTGCCTGTACAGCTATAGCATTTATATGAAGGTTTTCATATAAGCTCATCACATCTTTAAGAGACTTAGTAATTATTAACAGGTCTCCATACAGTGGTAATTGCCTGTATCCTTGATGAACACCTTTCTCATGGTTGGTTCGCCATTTGTAACGCTTATTTTCAAAAGGACGGTAAACTTTATAAGTAAGCTTTTCATCTTTAATTTCTACATAAGCATAAGATAATAGGGGTGTATAGCGGAACTCCTTGTTATGGAAATACCCTCTTATAGGGAAGACATTATATTTTTTCAAAGTCTGAAGGCTAATACCGTACAATCTCCAATAAGTTAAATCTATATTATTCCAAGCTCTCAGCTGTACCTTCAGATCATACTCATGGCCTATAAGTTCTTCAATAGGCTTATTATGCTTTATAACTTTAACATCAAGCTTAAAGCAGTCTTCAGAATTAATTAAAAACCAATCTTGCAGGTTAAAATCTACAGCTATCTGTTGTAATGTCCTCTTGTATGAATAGATGATAAGCATCTTCTGTATGAACATAACAAAGTCACCCTTGTCACCTGTTTTAAAGTCTTTATAAAGCAAGCAGTTATGACGCTTGGAATAAAAGATACTAAAACTTGGATGATCATCTTTCCTGAAAGGACTACTAATTACAGTATTGACTTCCAGATGAGGAAAGTAAGCTTTGATGTAATCATAGTCAGAATAGAACTTAAGAAGATTTTCTTTGGTAAGGTTAAGTTTATCTGTATACTGTGGATTGTTAAGATCAATTTTTTGTTGTTTTAGTAATTTCATTTCTTCCCTCTGTATATTCCTCTAAATTTTCCAATTTATCCCAAAATTCTTTTATAATCTTATCAATTTCTTCTGTGTCATCATCAATAAGCTTAATTCTTCCGTTTATTCTACCTAAAGTTACTATTAAGTAAATTATAAGAAGTATAAAAACTGCCCAAAGAATAATAAGTATTGTATTCATATCTTCTTCACTTTAGGAGGTTTATAGGGATATACTTTTAGTGCTCCTTGATTACTTATATGAGTAAAACCATAATTAGCTTTTTTAACATAATGATTTCCATAAAAGTCTTTTTGTTGGGCTATATAATTATCCAATGCTTTATCATTTTTAGCATCAACAATTTCCTTATGATGAAATTCGGGAGTGGCTAATAAATGATCACTCATTATTTCATAATATTCTATTACAAATTTCATGGCTTCACTATTTTATAAACGTCTTAGTAAATCCTTGCTTTAATTTCTCCATGATTAATAAAATTAAAAGGGGAGCCACTATAGCTCCCCAGATTATTAGTTAAAATGGCAAATCTTCAGTGGAGTCGGTATTCTCCTTACCTACATCCATTTGTTGCTTAATAAGAGAATCACCTGTAGGCTCTTCCTCTTTGCGAACAAGGTTATCAGAAGCCTCAAGCTTTAATTGAGATTCTCCATTACTCATAGGCTCAATAAACCTCCCAAAAGACTTAATCCTTAGATATCTCTGAGGATTGCGGGTAGTGCCATAAGTTACTACTCCTCTGAACTTACGTCCACTTAGAGCAGGAGCAACCAGCTTCATGACACCATCCAGAGCTTCCTTAGGCCCTGCATACTCAGGAAATTTAATATCTTCTCCAAGTACACCACGAGCAAGGTTAATCAATTTACCAGCCTGAAAACTCTTGAATCCAGGATCATCAGGCTTCTCAAAATAAAAGAAACCTTCATTTACTTCCCCCAGATCATCAGAGAAGATAAGCCTATATGCAGGAGCTTCGGCTTTTTCATCAGCTCCTCTTTTAGTAATACGAGCCTCAATATTATCAACGACACCAGCTTCACCATTGTTGAAGACAGTAAATTCCTTGATATATTCAGAACTGTCATTAAAATTTACATTATCATTCATAAAATTAACTTGATTTAATTATTATATTCAGTTATACATTTAGCTACAAACCCCAAATCATTGGGTATTTTAATGCCTTGAAACATTCCTACTGGAGATTTAGAAGGATAATCATTAGTCCTATTAGTTATAAAATAATAGCTTCCTTCTTCAGTCTTGTCATTCCACTCAGTATGGGCATACAACAAAACAGTAAATAAACCTTCAAGGGTTATCTTATCATCCAGCAGTCGTCCAATGGTCTTCATCTTACGTACAGTCTCAAAATCCCTCTGGATCTCATCTGAATGAGTAAGAACAAAAACCATAAGATCTTCTCTTAATGATCTGCCTGTATTAAGCACATCAAAAGCATGTTTAGCTATAAGGGAAAACTTTTCAAAACCCTTCTCCATAGCCTTGGCCATAAACTCAAAAGCTAACAGATATTGAAAATCATCTATTACAATGGTCTTAACATCTGGCTTTTCTTTACTGATATAACGCATAGCCTTAATAATAGTCTCAGCATCATCAGTAATGAGCATATTGCCTTCATCCCCTTTCATATTAGTATAAATGCTCTTCCACCCCTTTAATGGCAATGGTTTGCCTGCTACACTAATAAGAAAGTTACTTTTAGGGTCTAAGCCTATAATATCCAACTCTTTATTAGGAAATATAGACGTACTCTTGCCACTACCTGTGGCTCCCACAACACCAACAATTTCACTCATACGTTTTCTCCATTTACTTCGCTTTATCAATTATTGATTTATATTTATGGTAATCAAAATCATTAGGCTCACGGGGCAATTCCTCAAAATATGAGCTGCTGCCCAAGAAGAATAACTGTAAGCTTGCATTTGATATACCATTTCTATTAAGATTAATCATAAATTCTCTATGACTATCTCCCACCTTACCAAGATCTATATCTTCATAATACTTTATATTATACTTATATGGATAAAATAAGCTAACCATCAGGTCGGCATCCCTAGCTGTATACTTGTTATCAGCCAAACCTTCCTGAGATGGTTTTATCTTATCTATAATAGTATCACCACGTACAGTAAATTGTGCTTTTGAGGAATCAGCGGTTTGTTGCTGCACAATTACTGGGCTATAATTCCATAAATCTCTCATCTGAAGACAATACTCACTACTGTATTGACTTATAGCCTGATGGAGATTCTGTTCAGTCTGTGGCTGTAGTAGTCCTATATGATCAATGATAACTAATACATACTCATTAGGACGGACAGGAACATATTTATCCCTTATTGTCCTTGGTGTATAT